GGGGGATCTCGGTCCCGGTCGGTGGGGATCTCCGGTCGTCGAGTCGAGTCGAGCGGCGCTCGATCGCCGGGACAGTCCGTCGACGTCGAGCCGCCGATCGTCGAGCCGGACGTCGAGTCCCTCGATCCCTCTCCGATCCCCGGTCGATCCCCAGCACCTTCACCACGTCCCGATCGAGATCGTCGATCACAGCGCAACGTGAGAGCCGTTTCCCCGGCCGATCCCGGTCCTCGACCTCGTCGAGCCGCCGATCCCGCCGATCGCCGACATCGAGCACGAAACCCTCGATCTCCCGTCGGTCGATCGCCGACGCCACGTCCCTTCGGGACTCGCGTCCCCACCTCTTCCCTCTCCCGTCTTCCCGTGGCGTGCGTTCCGACGGATCGACGTCCTCGATCACGCTCGACCTCGAATCGCGTCGGCTGGCCGGTGGGAGATGGTGGGGAATGATGGGACACGGGTTATCGCCGGCCGCTAGGCTGGTCTTCTGCTCGCCATCGGGGCGAGCGAGAAGGGAACATTATGGAAACGGTGGAAACGCCGCAGTGTTGGAAGGACGTGGCAGACGCTCTCGCGTCGGGCGTCGATCGTTTGATTCTGTTCGGTCCCCCGGGGACGGGGAAGACGTTCGGGGGAATGTCCCTCGGTGTCCCGTCCTCGACGGACTCTCTCGGGAATGTGACGCGTCACGCGTTTCGTGTGGTGTGTTCAGAGGACATGACGACCGCGTCGGTGACCGGTCACATGAAGCCGACAGAGTCGGGGATGTTCGCGTGGAATGACGGGCCGCTCGTCGACGCGTGGAAGGTCGGGGGTCGTGCGGTGCTCGACGAGATCGACAAGGCGTCGGGTGACGTGCTCTCGGAATTGCTCGCGATGACGGACTCTCCGGAATCGGCCTCGTGGACGAATCCGATCACGAAGGAAGTTGTGCGACCGCGTGAAGGGTTCTCGGTCGTCATGACGACGAATCTCGAACGGATGGGCGATCTTCCGACCGCTCTTCGAGATCGTTTCCCGATCGCGATCCGGATCGATCGGCCGCACCCGAAGGCTCTCGAACGTCTCTCGGCTGATCTTCGATCGTTCGCCTCGTCGAGCGCCGACGCCGATCCCGGTCGCCGGTTCTCGCTCCGCGCGTTCTTCGAGTTCGATCGTCTCCGCGCGAAACTCGGTGTTGATCGAGCCGCGTCGCTCGTCTTCGGCGAACAGTCGACGACGGTCCTCGACGCTCTCAAGATCGAGGAACTGTCGTGACGTCGATCTCGAACGGATCGAAGGGGACGGGACGCTCAACGCGTCCCGTCTCCGCGTTCCCCGAAGCGATCACACGTCGAGATCGAGAAGCCGGACCGTGGATCGTCGAGGAAGGTCTCCCGGTTCGTGGTGAAGCGTGGACCGATCTCGATCGTCGACGGATGCGCGTCCCGGTCGGGGACTCGATGTCGGCTCGCGTGATTCGAGCGCACGAGATGACGCACGCGAAGGTGTCGCCGGACAACCTCGACGAGATCGAGAAGGTGCTCGGGATTACCGGCTCGACGATTCGAGCGGTGGAAGAAGTCCGGGTGAATCTGCTCGCGATGTCGGCCGGGTTCGATCTCGACGCTCTCGTCGACGGATCGGAACGGACGATGGGTCGACGGGTCGCCGAATCGAAGTCAGTCCGGGCGCTCGTCGAGATGGCGATCGGGACGATGTTCACGAAGGGACACGCCGACTTCGTGAAGGGTGTCCGGGACATCGATCCGGACACGGCCGATCGTCTCGCCTCATTCGTCTCGAAGGTCGAGGAATCGATCGTCGTCGACGCACGCTCGAACGGTCTCCGGGGACGAATCGGGAAGAAGGGACGCGGTGCTCGACTCGGTGTCGCGTTGCGATCGGCGATCGCGTCGACGAAACCGATCCGGCTCGACGAGGATCTCGACGAGTACCGGGCCGACGCCAACGTCGAGCAGAAGACGGTCGTGGTCCCTCGCGGGTTCACGTTCACGGCGAACCTCGCGAAGACGATCGACGCGCTTCTCGACGGTGGCTCGAACAGTCCCGGCGATGTCCTTCCAGACGTTCCCGGTGACGAGGTCGTCGAGACGTCGACCACGACGACGTGGGCGCCTCTCGTATGGGACCGATCGGTCGCTCTCAACAGGTGGGCGCCGAACGAGATGGGACGCCGCCGATCGAGGACGGACGTCGGGATCGTCCCTCGACGGATCGATCTCCTTCTCACGGACCCGGACCGTCGCATCTTCTCTCGTGACGTTCGCTCGACCGGCGGGATCGTGCTGATCGATCAGTCCGGCTCTATGCGTCTCTCGATGCGCGACATCGAAGAGATCGTGAAGGTGTCGGCCGGGTGTCTCGTGATCGGTTACTCGACGCGTCCTCGACGACCGGGCGTCCCGAACGTGTGGGTGCTCGCCGATCGAGGACGGATCGCGTCGAGGTTGCGAGAAGGGAACGGTGGGAACGGTTGCGACCGTCCCGCGCTCGACTACGCGCTCTCGGTCCGTCGAGGAAGCGAGCCGATCGTGTGGGTATGTGACGGGTACGTCACCTACTCGACGGACGACTTCGCTTCGGCCGCAGATCGGCTCTCGATCATCGCCGACGTCGGACGCCACGGGGTTCACATGGTCGACGACGTCGAGGACGCGATCGACGCTCTCCGACGCTCGAAGACGGGACGTCTCCCGGCGAAGTACGCACGGAACCTGACTCACGGTCTCACCGACGCACGCGTCGCCGAAGTATGGGGGGGTCGACGATGATCGAGACCTACATCGACCTCGTCGCGCTCGACCCGGCGACCGACGCGCATCACGCGAGGGTTCGGGGTCGAGCGTGGCCTCGACTGTGGACGTGGATCGGATTCGCCCACCCGGAGCTTCTCGATCACGAGACGATCGGTCGAGGTCTTCGGCCGGTCGACAATCCGGTCCGGCTCGACGCGGAGACGACTCGACGGATCGCCGACGCGCTCGCCGCAGATCTCTCGACCGGAGAGATCGACGAAGCGATCCGGGCGATGCTCGACCATTACGCGAGCCTCGACCTCGTCGACTGCTCGACGTGTGAAGGGACCGGGATTCGGACCGACGAGATCGGTCGTCTTCTCGATCTCCCGTCGATCGTCCTCGACGAGACTCGACGGATCGCTCTCGGCCGGGACGTCGGAACGTGCGACGTGTGCGACGGTCTCGGCCGTCACGAGCACGAGGACACGCTGTTCACCTTCGAGCGCGAGACCGTCGAGGGATTCACGTCCTTTCTTCGGTCGTGCGGTGGGTTGGTGATCTTGTGAGAACGAAAGGGGGTGAACACATGAGAACACGCACACGGAAACCGGGACGGGTGCTCGTCCTCGACGTCCTTCGGGAACGTGGAGAACGGGGCGCCACGTCGAGCGAGGTCGCGTCGAGAACGCGGCTCGACCAGAACACGGCGAGCGCACGTCTCGCGACCCTCAAGGGGACGGGAGAGGTGATCCGGACCTCGACGAAGCGTCGAGGACGGTCGGTCTACGTTCTCGCCGAACACGTCGAGCGTGAGACCTCGACGGTCCGTCGTCGAGAGCACGTCCCGACCTCGACGGTCCGTCGACGGACACTCGACAACGTCGAGCGAGATCGGCTCGTCCGGGCGCTCGACGACGTCCGGCTCGCGCTCGACTACGCACGAGTAGCACTCGACGGACTGCTCGACGACTCGACGGGAGCCGACTCGTGAGCCTCGATCTCGACCGTGTCGGACGTGCTCTCGTCTCGATCGAGATCGCGCTCGCCGACGGTCGAGATCGGCACGCGTGGGATCTCGTGGGCGATCTCCTTCGGGAGATCGTTCGCGAGGTCGCCGCACTTCGGACCCGGCTCGACGACGAAGGAGATCGACCGTGAAGGTGGACAGGCTCGGCATCGTGACGCTCGTCGGGACGTTCGTCGTCTCGCTCGTGATCCTTCGAGGTGGGATCGTGTTCCTCGCGGGCGAGGATCCCGGCCCACGGGCGCCGATCGCGTGGGACGTGTGCGCGTCCCTCGTGGTCGCTCTCGTCGCGTGTCGCGTGCGACGCGTCCTCGACGAGGACACGTCGTCGAGGTGACCTCGTGACCTTCGCACGTCTTCCCGCGTGTGCTCGTGGCGACGCTCGTCACGAGCACACGCGCTCGTGTCTCCCGATCCTCGTCGAGCGTCTCCCGGCTCTCCCGGCCGGGTGGGCGTGGAAGGTCGGGCCGGTCCCGACCGGGTGGTCGGTGTGGATCGAGTCGGCGAGCGGTGGGTCGTTCCACGTCGTCGAGATGTCCCCGGCCTCGACGGTCGCCGGTCTCGCCGCGATCGTCGACGCGTACCTAGCGGGCGTCGATCACTCGACCGAATCGGTGAAATTGCTGTGACTTGTAAAAAAAGTCCTGGGTGTGGGCATGATGGCGTGCGTGGCGAGCAAAAAATTTGTTGCGTTCATCGTGTGTTTATCGCTGGGCGTTTGTGTTTATCATTGTTTGTAGGAGGTTCTCACCATGTCGTCTGTTCGTTCTGCTACTGCGAAGTTCTTGGGGTCGCAGCCGTCGATTCATACTCGGCGTCGATACAAGAAAGACATCATGACTTGGCAGCGGTTCTGTGATGCTTCTGGTATTCATGCTTTGGACGGTTCTTTTGTGAACGCTCAACAGTTTGCTGACTGGTTGGCTTTGCAATACACGCCGACGTCTGTTCATTCCCGTTTTTCTGGTGTCCGGCAATGGTTCGACCATTTGTTGTTCGAGGGGATTATTGCTGGTCATGGGTTCCGTGAGGCTAAGTGTGTTAAACGCGTGCGTTCCGACATCAGTTTTGTTGCTTTGTCGGATGATGATTTGGTAGCTGTCATGACTGCTGCTGGGGTTAAGGGGCCGCGTTGGGAATGGTTGGCTGGAATGGTGGCGTTTTGTGGTTTGGATTGTGCCGAAGCTTTGCGTGTTACGCCGACAGATGTACGAACTTGGGAGGGTAGGACTCTGGTTCGTATTACGTCTAGGCGTGGAACATTGCGGGAAATCCCGGTTACTGGGCGGCTCGAGTTGTTGACGCTTGGTTTGTCGTCTGTTTTTTCGCCTGTCACGTCTTTGGGTGGCTCAGCTACTGCTTTGTCTGCTGATCGTCGTTCTGATTATGCGTCTGTTCAAATTAGTCGTATTGCGTCAACTGCTCTTGGTAGGCCGGTAACTGTGCAGGATTTGCGTCGTGCTGCGGTGCGACGTCAGTACGAACGTGGGGTTGAACCGGCAGTTATCGCTAAATGGATGGGCCATGCGACTGATCGGTGGGTTAGGGAAACGCTTGGTTTGCGTAACCCTGTTTCGGATGTGACTACTGCTGATGTGTTGGAACAGATTGTTGTTGATCCAAGCGGTGAGACTTTTGGCGCTGGCCTCGCGCCTGATTCGCCGACTTCCGATGTGTTTCAACCCGACGTGTAATGTCTACAGGGTCGGCCAGGTGATTGTCTTGCATATGGGCCAGTAGTGCTCTAGCGGCTTCGGTTTTGGATACTCCGGCGACCTTGGCGGTGAGGCTGATCCAGGCGTCCATGCGGTCATCGACGTCGATGTTGATGCGGTTGCGGGTCACTTGTTGATCTTTCGGACGAGGGCCGAAGTGGCCCCGAGGGTGAGGATGGCGGCTGCGAGCACGAAGGTGCTGTAGATCACTCGCTCGCCGGTGGCGTGGGCAATTCCTTCATTTCGACTGCGTTCTTGCCAGTATGCCTGCCGCATGTAGGTGGGGCCGAGAGGGGAACGTGGGTCGTGACGGTGTTGTTGCATTTTGGGCATCTCCAACGCTTATTCATTGTCAAGCAATTCTAAAACGAACCAACAGGCGTCTTCATCGTCAACAAACTTGTCTATGTCTCTTGGCCCTTCATGGGTGACGCACGTTATGTATGTGCACCACTTTTTAGCCATTCCGTAGGCGATCCATTCTTCGCGTGTCATTCGGTAAATGCCTTCCAGAATGCGATGACGAGCGCCGTGATGTAGGCGGCCATCACCAGGGTGAGCAGGAAGTCAGCCACGACCGGCCAACTGTGAGTAGAGCAGGTCTAACTGCTTGTAGTTGTGTTGCCAATGGTTGACGGCGATGTCCAGGGTGGAGACGCGCGTCTCGAGTTCTTCGATCTGCTCGCGCAGTTCGGCAATCAAACGATCCTTTTCATCCATTTTGTTGCTCCATCCAGGCGTCACGTCCGGCGTCGGTAATGGCGCAGACGATTCGCTGGCGGCCCGATGCGTTCGGGCGGGTGTCGCCAGTCGGGGCGATCCAACCGAGTGCGCGCAGGTCGGAGCATCGGCGACGCTTGCCTTCATCGGCGAGCGTGGCGGGGCGGCCGAGCATCACCTCGACAGCTTCCTCGTCTGTCAAGTCGTTCAGGCAGTAGACGCCGAGCAGCGCATAGTTGGTGGTCATGCGCCGGATCTTGCCGGGGGCTTGCTGGCTGGTCGACGGATCGCTTGCTCGGAACGTCAATGGCAGTTGGATGACGTTGTTCATTCCCATTCTTCCCTTCGGTATTTGTAGTAAACGCTGTCTTGTTGGCAGGTGTTGCAGGTAACTGTCCCGGTTTGGTGGTGGAAGTTGTGGCGGGTCACCGGGTTGACCGGCTGCCCGCACAAATCACAGTCAGCCTCGGTCGGCGGTTCGTGATGACCGTGCATTTTCGGCATGGATTAAGGTTACGAGATTCTTCAATGCAGGCATGGTCACTTGGTCGTTGGCCCTGTTTCGCCACCCTCTAGCGGCTTGTGTATGTGCCTCCTTGCAGGCATCGCAGGGTGTTTCTCTACGGCGCCTATGTTGTTCATACCCGGCAGATGTGCCATGCCGCATGGGGCGTTTTGCGTGAACTGCAACTGGTTTATTTGATATGTAGTTCACCCCGGACACAATTTGACGTTTTAGCAGACGCCGTTCACGTTCGGTTGTGCCTCCGAATACCCCAATGGTAATGCCGGGTAGCTGTAGGGCGTACTCGAGACATTCTTGTTTGACTGGGCATTCCGGCATACCAGGGTTGGTTTTGGTGGGTTTAGTGCCGTTGCAGATGGCTTTAGCCTCTTTGCCGTTTTCGCCGACGCCGGGCATGAACAGTTCTGTGTCAATGCCACGGCAGGCGGCGTGTTCTTTGAATGACTGGTCGATCTGGTTTTCCCACGGCATGTAAAACTTGTCAGTCATTGATGTCGAATTCTTTCCATGCAGAAACGGCGTTGCCGATGCGCCACGCAGAGTTGACGGTTGCATCGTCTTTGTCAAGTGCTGTTACGAGGCGATCGCCACGTTGACGCAAAGCTTCGTTTTCTTCACGCAAAGAATCGATCGCGTCTGCTGCCTTAAGCATTTGATGACGCATGACGGACATTTGTAGTTCCATTGCCTTAATGCGTGATTTCTTACTGATTCTTTTCATTGTTCCATCCCCTTCAGATAGTCAATTACTTTTGATGCTTCTTGGATTGTGATGCTTTGCAGGACGTTTACTTCTTTGTTGATTACACCTGACACCAGCGAGGGTAATTCATCCTGTGTAATTTGCAAGCCTTTCGCAATGGCTCGGATCATGTTCAACTGTTTGGCCGACGCGACACGGTCGTTGCTCGGGGCCGGGCGGTCTTCCACGATTTCGGCTTCGACGATCTTGGCCTCGGGGAAGTATTCCTGCCAGGGTTCCTCGGTGTCCCACGATGTGGCGACCTCCGGCTCGGCGACCGCAGACGGGGCTGTGACGTTTTCCAGCACTATCTCTGCGGGCATCGGCTCAGCGGGCGTCTCAGGGGCATCTAGGGCCGTCTGAGGGGTTTCTGCGGGGACCATGACGTACTCCTGGCCGGAGATGGACATGACTTCCTCGGGGGTGTAGGACAGTCCGGCGATGATGTCGGCGAACAGCATGCGGCACAGTTCCGAGGTGGCTCGGGCCATGAGCATCGCTCGAGGGTAGGTCTTCCATGCGCCTCGGCCTGCCAGGCCAGCAAGCTGGGCATCCTTCATGGTCCATTCGACGGTGGCTTCGGAACCAGAGTCAGCGCGACGACCGTACAGGACGACCTTGTCGTTGCTGGCAACCTTGACGTCGATCCGGTGACCAGCTTTCAGGACAAGGCCACGCATGCCTTCGGGGGCGAGGGATGGCTTGCCTTCGATGACGTGGATCTGTGTCAGCGACTGCATCGGGCCGAGGCCCAGTTCCTCGCCGTACAGGACGGCGGCGTACACCGATTCGGGCTTGCCTCGAAAGGCGGTCGGCACGAACGGGGTGTTCGCAATCTTCTGTGCCACTTTCCATGACACTTCGGCAGGCGACAGGGGTCGCTGCACTTCGGGCAGGTTGGTTGTCATTGCTTTCCCTTCTAGTTGGTGATCTGGATGTTGCTTCGGCCGTAAGTAACTTCAGAGAAAGTATCAACGGCGATACCATTCTCCTTCAGGGGTGTGACACGCCAACCGAGCGAGCCGGTCAGGGGCAGAACCTTCTCGAGCAGTTCGACCAGCGTCAGGACGTTTTCGGTCTTGAACTCGCCGGTGCCGTCGGGGTCAAGGGTGCTTCGGACGAGATGCCGGAGAAGTTCGGGCGACTCCCATTTGCGGGATGACGTCGTGCGCTTTTCGATAACGCCGAGTCCGTCGATGGCTTCCTTCTTGTTGGGCATGAGCGCGGCAACATTTTCCTCGCATTCACGGACGAAGGCGTCCAACTCGAACTTGATTTTGCGTGCTTCGTTGACGACCCAGGCGAGCGTCTGCCAGTCACCGGCTGCGTACAGTTCGGCTCGACGTTCGTCGGCTCGCATTAGGTCGGCTCGTAGGCCGCTGGTTGTTGCTGTCGCCACTTCGTGGGCGACGGGGACGGGCAGGTTGGTCATTGGTTTTCCCTTTCATTTGTTGAGCGATCATGTCGGGGTAGTTCTCCACCACCCAGGCGACGAGGTCTTCGGGGCGTTGGCCGCATGGCTGGGCCTTGGTCCATAGTTCGAGGTTTTCGATCCGGTTGTCGTGCCGGATGCCGTTGATGTGGTGAATGTTCTCAAATGGGTGTAGCGCGCGACCGTGGTGCTGCTCCCATACGATCCGGTGCTGTAGGTATTGCTTCCCTTTGAATGTCCCGACAACGTAACCACTCGTAGAAAGAGTCCATCGAACCTCGTCCCAGGTTTTGGCTTTGGGCCAGGTTCGTTTTGGGGCTTTTAGTTCAGCGCCTCTGACGCGGCGTTGGTAATGGAGTTGACACAGCCCTTTGCCGTAATGCGGGTTTTTGCAAGATTCAATTGAACATGTCCCTCGCTGCTTGCGCTTATTGCCAAGCGGGTCGCCGGTTCGCCAGCGCCGTTGGTAGTGCGCCTGGCATAGACCACCACCGTAATGGGAACTGTCGCATCCATCTACGATGCACCCAACAAACTTGGTCCGTCTATCAATAGTCGGGTCGCCATTTTTGCGGTATCTCTGGTAGTGCTTGTTGCAATAGCCTTTTGCGAACTGCGAGATGTCGCATCCGTCTACTGAGCAGGTCTTTGCGTTCCCCATGCCCTCATTATCGGGTACGGTGACCCGACTGTCAAGTCACAATTTCCAAGGGTCCCAACAATGGCCGTGGCGGTTGATCGAATACCAGCACAACTCGAGCGCCGCTCGGGCGTTTACGGTCTGGTCAAACAGTTGGTTGCAGTCGGTGATGCCGATTCGAGACAGGTAGCCCTCGGGATACCAGCGGTTCGGCCTCACCCAGCTGCAATTGACCTGCATGCTGCCGAATGACCCTCCTGCCGGATCGCCAGGGTTGTGTGAGTCTTCGTCGTCATCGCAGCGAGATTCGCGCCAGGCGATCCGATCCAGGCGCTCGAGTAGTTCGGTGGGCCAGCCGACAGAGCGGGCGATCTGGACGAACTGAGGGCACTTTGGCGTGAACGTCAGCGGGGCCAGCGTCGTTGTTGTGGTGGTCGGGGCGACGGTCGTCGTCGTGGGGGGCGTCGTCGTGGTCGTTGTGGGGGCGACGGTTGTGGTTGTGGCTGGGGCTGTGGTAGGGGCTGGAGACTCGGCGAGAGCGACCCCGCAGGCTGATAACGCAAATACGAACAAGGTTTTGGTGATGATACGCATGGAATCCTCCGGTGTAGGCAGACGAGGTCGAGGCCGTCAAGTCTGCGTTTGTGTGCGTATCGCCAGTCTACCCCACCGGGAAAGGCTGTCACGTCATACAACCGTAATGTGTTGGCTACCTGCGGTTCTGCGCCATTCCGGCTTCAGCCATAGCGATAGCGAGAGCCTGTTTCGGGTTCTTGACAACGGGGCCACCCTTGCCGGAATGGAGCGTGCCACGCTTGAACTCGCCCATAACCTTGCCAATCTTTGCCTCGTTCACTTCATCTGCCTTGCTGCTCGGGCATTATCAACCAAGTTTGGGTAGGGACGACCGGCCTTGCGTGCCATGCTCTTAGCAAGAGCGATGCCCTCTGGGCCAAGCTTCTCGGACTTCTTGTTCGGGTTCGGCGTATCCCAGAATGCCTTCTTCATTTCTTGTCTGCTTTCTGCTTGGCGTACTGCTCGAGCAGTCGCTTGCCCATACTCTTGGCTTCGGCCTTGGAGTCTGCACCCCAGGCTTGCAGGGACAACAGTAGTCGGGTCGGCTTACCCTTCTCGTCGCGTTCGGGGCCAGCCATGTTGCCCATGCGCGACAGGAACGATCCCTTGCGGCGCATTTCCTCGGGGCCAGACGGGCGACCTTGCACCGGGGCTTTCAACGTCCCACCCGTCTCACGCTTGTACGAGGCTCGACCGGCGGCGTTCAAGCCACCCTCAGGGTTCTTGCCTTCCTTGCGTTGCCAAGCGGGAGAAGCCATCACGCACCCATGCTCATCGGTGGCACCATGCCACCGCCCTGCGGGGCAGGCATCGCCGACAACTGCGGGGGCATCCGCATCGCGAGGCCGGACGGCATGCCGCCACCCATCGCCTCGGCGACGTCTTCAGGAACCATGCCGGTGCCCATACAGGTCGGACACGGCACCATTTCGCCAGCCTCGTTCTCCATCTCGCCGCCGCCCATGCCACCAGGCATGCCACCGGCCATCATTGCTGCCAATCCCTGGATAGGTGCTTCTGCCATTATGCGCTCCAAACGACGATTCGTAGCCCGTCGACACCGTCGACAAGCGGTGCATGGAAGTCTATTCGGGTCAGAATGTCCGGCGTGTCATCTTCGATAATTCCAGCGTCGACCAGCCCGTCGATCGCGGCCTTGGCGGCCGGGAAACAGGCGGCCGTGTCCTGGGGTGATCGGCCGTTCTTGTGTAGCGGGACGACCGACACCCGGATCTTTTCGTACCGGGGGATGCCAGCCTCCAGGGCGGCCTCGGCGAACATGGTGCGCCACCACTTAGTGTCGCTGGCCCTTCGGCCCCAGTTGTTCTGTTTGCGTTCCTGGTTGAGGGTGGTAGGGCGTCGCCCGTGAACCTCGAGGTACCAGTTGTCATTCCCCACGGGATGCTTCCCTTTCTCGCTGTCTACGCAATCTAGCTGCTTCTTCACGCTGCTTCTGGAGCCTGGCTTGTGGCGAGATACGGCTCAATTCGGCAACTGGGGCTGGCGTGCCAAATGTTCCCAACAAAGCTCGCAAAGGACCGGCGACAGGGCCAAGTCTCGGCTGGGCGTAAGCGCCCTCTGTACGAGCCGATCCCTGTGGGAACACCTGGCGGTTGCCAATCGCTACATCAGTCCCGATTAGACGCCCTTCTGGCGCAATGATCGGGATTTCTTGGAATGGGACAGCCCGCAGAATGTTGCGGAACGGGCCACCGAAACGTGTCAGCCCTAGGTAGCCGATTTCGCCAAGCATGTCGCCAAATGTTCGCGATGTTGCTGAGGGTCGGCCCTCGAGATAACCGGGGCGGCTCAAGTTGCCTAGCGGGATTTGCTGGTCGCCGGTGGCGTAGAACGCGAGGATCTGTGCCGCCTGCAACGGTGTTGTGATAACGGGAGACAACGATCCGATCTGATCCTGCAAGGCTTTGATGACGTTCGGCTTAAAAAGCACAGCGTCCTGGTAGGGATTCAGGAACGACAAATCGAACAGGAATCCTTCGATCGGTACGGTTCCCTGCAAGAAGTCGAAGAATCCCTGATCTTCATCTTCGAGGGCCAAAGACCCAAGGTTTGCCATAAACAGGACACGTTCAGGATTGTCGATAGCCATTTGGGCTGCAGCCTTGTTGATGAACTTAAGCCAAGACCAGAACGGCCATGCCTGACGGACGACGTTCTTTTCCCAAGGCGAAAGTTCCGAGAAGGCACCTAATGCCTCGTTCGTCTGCTTGACAGACGCATTGATTGCTTCCCTAATTGCCGGGTCGGCCAGATAGGAGGCCGGGCTGACTTCGTCGATTGTGCGCCCATTCTCATCGAGAATGTCGGACAGCTTTCGCATTGCTACCGATAGGCGGGCGACCGTGTTATGGAACTCGTTGACACGAAGCATCTTTTCGCGGAAACCCTTGAATGGTCCTTGCAAGCCGAAGCTGCCAATTTCAGCTGTTGGAACGCCGGATCGCAGAGCGGCGATGTCAGCGAGACGTAGACCTCGGGCCTGCAATCCTGCACCGATCAAGGTGTTCATCACGGGGTCAGCGATCGAACCCTCAATCGTTTGCATGAACTGCTGTTCCTGCGCCCTAAGCCGCGCAACAACATCTTGCATCGACTTAAACAATTCGCGTGGCGGTATGTCGCCGCGTACCCAAGCCATCAACACGTTAGAAACAGCGTCACCCACCTGCCAACGCAACGAGAACGGCAAGATCACGGACTTCCAGCCAGATGTCAAACGGCCAATACGTTCAAACAAGCGGGAGACGGACGGCGGTACATTGCCCGTGTCCTTGATAACGAACTGCTGGGTGATTTGCTGCGCCAGACCCTTACGCATCAAATAGGTCAAGCCATCGACCTGGCTGGGTGAAACCTGCTGCAACAAATCTCCGAGGGGGGCTGATGTGCCGTCATCATTGACCTTGACCGGGCTGACAGGCTCATAACCCCTGCGGTCAATTTCTTCAGTTAGCAACTGTCCGAACTCGGCCTTGATGGCTTCTTTCAACTTGTTTGGATCGCGTACAAGACCAAGGTCACCTTCCTTGATCCTCGACTGTTCGGTGACCCGCCGAATGGCTTCGGCTTCGATTTCAGAGAGAAGTTTGGCGCCAAGCAACGTGGCAGCATTCGTTGCGAACTGCGGTGTAGTAACGATCTGCTGAACTGTTTCGTTACGGTTCATGGCCGACAAAACCTCGGACATGCGCTGACCAACCTCGGTCATCGACAAAGGCATAAGGTCTGTCTCGCGCAGCCGCTCATAGGAGGCAAGCGTTTGACCTGGCATACCTTCAGTACGCAATTCACTCGGCAGATTGCGGCCACCTCGAGCAAGACGCGTCGTACCACCAGGCAGATAAATGCTTTGCTCGCCCTCAACTTGCGGCGGTTGGTTAAATGGCTGCGACAGCTGGCGTTCAATAGGCTGGTCACCAGCCAACAACGCGTCAACAACCATCTCCGGGGCCTCGTCCAAAATCGCATGCTGTTCACGCAAATTACGCAGCTTTTCTTGGGCCGCAGCCTCGCGACGCGCAGCTGTAGCCAAAGCGCGCTGCGCCTCTTTCTGCGGCGTCTTAAGCATGGAAACCTGGGCTGGGGCCTTTTCGCCGCCAGGAAGGTTCGCCTGTTCGTAGCGTGCCAAACCCTTCAACTTGCCACGCATCGCGGCGCGCCGCTCACGTTCAGTAAGCACCATCTGTTCAGGCTCTTCCAAATAAACGCGCCTGATCTCATCGTTGATTTCTGCTAGCTGAGCAACAGCTACTTCCGAATCGAGAAGTGTCTCGAACCTGCTGGCGCGTTCAAGCAACCCAGCAATTTCAGCTTCTTTAGCAGCACGCCTCGTCTGTTCACTCGGCAAACGAGTGACGGTCGCCGACCCTACTCCTTCAGCTAAAGAAGCCCTTGCCTCGTCAACTCTGGCAGATAGCTCAGCAAACACTTCTATATCTAATTCTAATTCTTGCCGCGCTCTTTCTAACGATTCCTGGCTATCTCTGGCGTATCTGCTTTTTGGCGCTTCTTCTGCCCAACGACGGGCAATCTCAGTATTTTCTTGCACTACATAACGCGAATTGTCAACGTCAAACCGTGCCCGTAGCCATTCATCAATAAGGTTAGGATCGACTCCCTGCGGTATGTCGTCTGCATACAAATCCCGCAAAGATCTTGCTAGATCAGCTTTGTGCTGTTCTAACAATGTTTTTTGATCGGCAAGTTTTTGCTCTTCGACGAGTCGGTCTGCGTCAGAAAGTTTCTTGCCGTTTGGAAATTTTCCTGTCGCGAGAGTTTTTTCGTAGATACTGATCCATGTCCTGTCACTACTAACAGCCTGAATTTTTCGCCACATGGCGTTCGCTGTTTCATTGTCAAGTTCCTTAGCGGCAACTTCCGCGGCAGAAATGGCAGGTGCAGCTGTCACTTGCTCGCCGAAGAATCGTTCCGGGTCAGCAGCAATGGTTCGCAACGTGGCTTCCATAGCCCCGATACGTTCTTCAATCTCGATCAGTTTGGTGACACGATCGGCTGCAACAAGACGGGCCTGCTCGATCTCACGCTCAAGACGCGCCCTAAATTCAGGGTCAAGGAACCTTTCCCGCAAACCAAGCACTTGCTGGCGAAGCTGCTGCCATTTCCTCTTGCTAAAACGGTCAGGCGAGTTAGGCATCTCGTTAATCTTCTTACGAAGGTTTTCGAGGGTTTTGCGGCCAACCAAGTCACCAGCGACGTTCAAAACCTCGTCAATTTCGCGAAGCAAAATAACGACAGCTTTGCCGCGAACGTCCTGAAGAACACGATTTTGGGCGATGATCGCAGGGCGGCGAGGTGCTGGATAGATCATTTCGTTCCGGAAAACGTCTGGGAACAAATTGACAAGTTGGTCGTTGATTTGGGCCAGCACAAAGTTGGCTAGGTCGAACAGCGGGTCGTCGTAGTCTCGTTTAGCTAGTTTCTTCCAAATACCATCAAACTTGCGTGTGGTCACCCCTAGTTCTTTTGCAAGTTCAGGGAATGCACCAACAATCATGCCAGCTGTGGCCGTATCGAGGATGTTAAGGATGCGCCCTGTGTCGCGTGGCTTCAACGCATCGAGCTGGGTGAGCAGGAACTTAGGTTCGGCAGTTCGTTGCGCGTAGGTGTACGGAAGAGGTTCTGTGCCGCCTACGCCACGCAATCTGGCGTCGTTAAACAGTTTGAACCATGATTGGTACAAGATGGAAAGCATGTCGACCATGAGTCGGTCGGCAGCACTTAGTTGCCCTGTCGCATAGTTGAAAACTGCTTCGACGTCTGCCGCTGTAAATCGGTATCCCTTCAACGCCAAATCGGGGGTGACTTCGACTGGTGTCAAAAGGTCAGCAACGTCTTGGAACGATCGTCCATTATTGATTTCTTGTACGATGACTCGCGCCCGATTTGTCAAAAGGGCCGTGACTACTGGTGACACCCATGCCGGAGCTGGCTTGTCAAGGACCCCAGGTTCGGCTTCCTTGACCGCAGCTTGACGTTCTTTAAATTCGGCCAAATCGATTTGGTTCTGGCCCGTTTCTGGATCTTCTGCAGTTCTTGCTGCTTCACGTAACTTTTGTGCATCAGCCCGCAATTTTTCTGGCGTTTCGAGCACGAACCCGTCGCGTGAAATGCGAGCAATTTCTGTTTGTAGAACAGTACGCATTTCTTCGCCACGCTGTTGCATGTCGAAAATTGTCTGCCTGATAGTTTGCGGAAGCCTGGTTTTCTGTAGGGCGCCGCGCTGCTGGAACTTCAGATTCTGGATCTGTTCGTCGAACTTCAACCGGCCTGGGTCGTTTGTCGGCAAAGCATCTTTAGCGTCGCGGGCCTTGTTGATTTCTTGTTGCAGTTTGTCGAACTGTTCAAGGCCCCTGACTGTGTTGATGTCAACGATCTCTCGGTATGCCTGACGGAAAGGACCAACGCCCGGACCCGTAGGTTCAGGCATTGCCAAGCCCTGCCGTCCAGCCTTGAAGGCTTCGCTGATCGTGGGCACCTCGCCTGGTACAGCTGTAGCGATACGACCGAGCGCTTGACCTGTCTTCGACAAACCTGCTGCTCGAGCACCGCGGCCAGCAAGCGCAGCTGCACCACGGGCAGAAGCACTAATTGGCTCATCAGCCAAACGGCCGACAGCGGTAACAGCGGCACCCGTACGCGGCAGACCTTTTGCAGCAAGCCTTGCACCGGCAGCTGTGGAAACAGAACCGCCACCAGCAGCTCGACCGACCATGATGACGTTGCCAATATCTTCGAGAAGCAACGCTCCCAGTTGGCCTCGTTTCAAAGCGTTGTAATAATCGAACCCTGGTTCGCCTAGGTCAACTACGCCGAATGTTGATACTTCAGCAATGTTTGATCCTGTGCGTGCAGCACTTTCAGTAATTGGTGCAAAAATAGGGTATTGGCGCTGTGAAGCGAATTTCCATTGGTCCCAACCTGACAAACCTTGTTCTTTTGCCTTATCCCAATCTTGTTCGAATCGGGATCGATAGAACTCTGGGGCGCCGAAAGCAGAAGGAATATCGAGGACTGTGTCGACAACAAATTCACCTAAGCCACCAACTGTTTGGCCGAGCTTGCCAGCAATCAGGGGCAAACCCTTGATTACTGAACCAACAAATCCCGCCCCAGATTTGACTGAATCCAGAATGTCCCCAAAATCAAACGAGTCATCTTTGGTTTTGGCGCCTCTAATTTCAGGCGGTTTTAGTTTCCCGGTGCGTCCTGTTGTCGGTACTGCGGGCTTACCTAGGCGCGGCCTGGGCGTAGTCCCAGTTGGGCGTGTTTGACCAAGCACAGGAACTGTTGCCGCTCTGCGGTTGCTACCTGACGCTCCCAAGATAGGGACATCTGCCATCACTAGCCTCCGTAGGCTTGCAAAAATTCGAACGACATCAAAATATTGACAAGAATTTGTGCCTTAACGGCGTCACCTGTCTGTTCGAAATATTGGCTTCCTAGGTCACGAATAATGTTCTTCTGTTCTTCGATCGATACTGCGCCAGAATTGAGCAGGTCATCTCTCGATTGAGCCATGAAGTCGACAAACTCCTGGTCAGTAAGGGCCTCTCGAGCAAGACGTTCCGGCAAGTCACCGGCGGCGCTCTTGACTGACACGCCGAGATTGTTGGCGACATCGAGGTCGAACGCTTCTTCTTCAGCCGTGGCCGGTCCCTCGTTTGCCTTCTCCATCGCCGATTCATACTGGAACTGCTGGTATTGGGCGAGGGCGTCGGGGCCGCCGGTCTGGAAGACGATTTCTTCGGTAGTTGCTCCAGGGTTGAATCCGGCCTGCATCATGTTGAACTTCATTTGGGCCTCGGCGAGGTCCATCTGTTCTTGCATGTAGTTGATGTCTGCTTGGGGGCCGAACAGGCCAGCGGCAAGCGCAGGGTCGAGGCCGAACTGGGTGGTGGCGATCTGCTGCTGATACTGGCTCATGGGTGTGGCAGCGAGTTCAGCGGCGAACTGTCGCAGCGGATCGACCTGCTCGGTCAACTGTTCGCCGGTGGCGGTACGAACCAACGGCGTGGCCTGGCTGCGCGCGACGTCATACATGCTGACGTCTCCAGCACCAGCGGCTGGTGTCACCATGCCAATTTCAATTTGGCCGGTTGCCGGGTTTAAAAACTGCGTTTCCTGTGTACCGGCAAGGGCAACAGCATTGCGGCGCTCCATCGCGTCGGCGTAGCTAGCGTCGCGCAGATCACGTCGAGCCTGCGCTTCAGCAAGCGAACGCTCAACCCATGTGCCGCCCAACTCGGCCGGGGCGTTCTGGACAAGACGCTGAAGATCGGCGTATTCGGCGCGCTGGGCAGCTCGAGTCGGGAGGTACGACTCAAGGAAGTCTTCTTCCTTGATGCGGCTACGGCGCAGGCGATTCTCATAGTCCTGCATTGTTTCCAAGCCCTGCTCTGCTGCACCAAAGGATTCCTTGCGGGCCATCAGGTCGGCAAGTCTGGATTGTGCTGATGCAACATTTTGGTTGGCAGACATCGGCGTCTCAAGACGGCGGCGAATGTCTTCGTAGGTGTTGGTGAGCGTCGTGCCTGGGTTGAAGACGAGTTCTCCGCGGGCGGCGTTGATGATGTCTGTTTCTGTCTGCGCGGCTCGGGACAGGGCATCCTGTTGGGCCTGCGGGATCAGGGATGCGATGCCCTGCACGGCCGATTCAAGCATGCCGAGAGTGGGATACCCGCCATACTTTTCGCCATAGGTGGGTGCTGGGCCGCCGATGACGAGTTTGGCGAACTCGCTGGGATCGTAGGCCGGGCCGGTGGATGGGCGCGAGAACGTGTACCCGCCGCGCATGCCGCTCGAGCCTTGGTTGGCTACGCGGGCGACGTCGTCGACGGTGACGCCACGGACGCCGCGGCCAGCACGAAGCATGGGTGATTGGCTCATCGAACCTTGATCCCGAATGATGTGCCGCCAGGACGGACGGATTGGGAGGTGACTCGGCGGGCTGTTGCGGGGCGTGGGGTGATGGGGTTCGCCCACCGTTCGGCCGTGTCGGCGGTTCCGAGTCGTGTCACGGGCTGGGCGAAGCGGCCCATGTAGTCCTCTGCCTTCTTGAGAGCGTTATCGAAATAGGCTTTCAGCTCGGAAGCGCCCGACGTTGATCCTCCGGTGCCGGTCTTGCCTTCTTTGGCCGCCTTGCTCAACAGCTCCGGCAAACCGACGAGGTAGTCACGCATTGCGGTGGCTTCTGTGACGAGCGAGTTGACGGCTGGCTGGTAGCCGACGTCCATGATGTTCTGGTATTGGCTGATGTCGCCACCATAGCGTTGCAGGCGCTGGTTGATGAGGCCACGCTGACGTTCGGCAGCAGCCGGGAGGTCTTGGATGAGTGCCTGGTTGCGGAGCGCCATGTCGAGCGCCAACTGCGACACGGGTGATGCGAACGGGTTCTGTGCCATTAGTACCTACCCTGGATTGGACGCAACGTCGGCCTAGGTGCCGGTTTCGGCGCTGGCAGGAATGTTCTGGGTGGGATGTAAATACCATTGACGACTGCGCCACCGTTGGGCAACGGGCGGTCGACGCCACCGATCTTCTCGCCGGGAGCCGGGGGCTTCGTGCCAATGGGCCAGCCACCGGAACCAATTTCGTTGATTCCTCCCTGGCCGGGTCGCGTCTGGGGCATTCCTGGCTGTGGCATTCCACCGGAACTCGGTGGCTGCACGGTGACGGGTGGCGTAGGTGCCGGGGCTGATTCTTTCGGCTTGTTGTCGGACGGCGACCCAGGCGTGCCGGGCGTGCCAGGCGTGCCAGGGGTTGTGGTTCCCGGCGCCGGTGTCGTGCCGCCGGTATAGCCCTTGGCTTCAAGTTCGGCTAGCTGCTGAGCCAACGCCAATCCGGCACGGTTCCAAGCATCTTCACGCTCACCCAATGCTGCGAGCTGACCTGACTTTTCGGCTGCACCCAATTCGACACGTCCGCGCATGCCTTCGCCAGAACGCAGAATGCCGCGGGCTTCGAGGTTGCCTTCCAGGTCGCGGTTTGCCTGACGGTGCGCCGTTGCCAACTGGGCAATGCGCGAGTCATAGGCAGACTGGGCGCGCTTCTTAGCGAGTTCGTATTCCCGCTTGTAGAGTTCGGCTGTTGCTTCGTAGGCCATGAAGTCTCCTGAACCTCTGGCTAACTAGCCTTCGGGGTGCGCTTACGGGGCATTTTAGCAGGTGGTGTGGTGCCTCCGTGTGCAGGACCGTTGATGTGGGATGTCAGGTCGCCTCGGACCTGACGGATGTCGTGCCGGATCTCGCTTGAGATGAGGTCAAGGCGGTCCATGACGCTGCCGTGGTCGCGCTTGTTTTCCCGACGGAACTTCTCAATCAGGGCGACGATTGGGCCTCCGATGACGGCGACGAGGACGGGTACCCACCACGGTTCCACGGGTCATTCTCCGTCGTCGTCGCTGTTGCGTCGGGCCATTGCGCCACCGGCGGCAAGGCCGGTCAGGGCGCCACCAATGGAGAACATGAGCGGCTCGAGGATGCCGAGGAAAGCGGCGTCGTTCGGTGACTGTTCCGCAGGCTGGTACACGAAGATCAGGCTGTAGAGCAGGGCGATGACGGAAAATCCGAGCACCCCGGCCAGGGTCATAATGAGGATGGCGCGGGTGCGGGCTTCCAGCTCCTCGGCGGTGAACCGCTTCCTACGGGGCCGTGGTGCTGGTTTGGGGCTGGTTTCTTGGGTCATCGGCGGGATTCCTGTATCGGTCAGAGCAGGCTGTCGCCAGCGTAGCAAGTGATACGGCTGTCACTAGTGCCAGCTGCCATCGGACGGTGGTTTTCATACGGCCTCATTTCTGCAAGGCCGCCGCGATTTCGTCCAAGATTGCCTTGAACGCTGCGTCAACCTTGTCGGGGTTGTCAGCGAAGGCAGGTGCGATTTCGTAGTGGACCCAATTCCCGCCGGGTCCGATGGTGTTCTTGTCGTAGACCTTCCAGGCGTCCCGGTCGCAGCGGTATCCGGCGCCGAAGCCCTTGGTCGGGATGTAGTTGCCTACATAATCATGCAATTCCTCGATGCCGAGCCGGTCACGATTGTCGAACAGAAAGGCGGTGGCTTCTTTGCATTGTTTGCCGGTGCCGCCGAGGTCGCAGGCTCGGCCGGTGGCGTGGACGGACAGGCCGGAGCCACCTCGGACGGGACGGTTGGCGTAGATGCCGAGGTTCTTCATGCCGAACAGGAACGCCATTGTGTCCTGAAAACGCTTGGTGCCGGGGCGTGCGCCCTTGACGCCTTCTGCGTCTTTGTTCCCGGTGTAGGGTCGTGATGCCATGACGCCAAGCGTACTCGCTACGGCTGGATTCGCTCTGCCTTTGTGTAGTTCGAGTCCATGAGCATCGGGTAGACGCCTTCGGGCAGGAGCTGCTGGATTTTTGCGAGGAAGTCGTAACAGATTTGTTCGGCCCCGCTGATCGGGGTTTCGGCGTCGGATGCCGGGGTGGCGGGGGTGCCAGGCAGGTCGGGGGGCAGAACCTCGACCGGGATGTGGAATTGGATGGTGGCGTGAACGACTATGGACATGGCAGGTTCCCTTCTGTGCGTCCGTTCATGTGGTCAGCGTACCAACACCTGGGTGCGGTGACCAGTCATTTCTTGTTGAGTGCAGCCTCGAGACGCTTGATGAGTCGGAACAGCTCGGCGTCTTCGTCGGGTCCGACCGGCGTGGATCGGTACAGGAACTTGAGGGCCGACCGGATGGTCGCTGCGCTGACTTCAGTCATCGTCGTAGTCCTCATCGTCGTCATCTTCGTCCTCGTCCTCGTCCTCGTCGGTTTCTTCGTCTTCGTCAATGTATGGGTAGTGGTGCGCCCATTCGGTTTCCACGTCGGCTTTGACCAAGGTCAGTACGCCGCTGGTCACCCAGGGTGGTTGTTCGGAGTCGCACATGACGAGCAGTTCCCTTCTTCCGTGGGCGTTGATGGCGTCGATGATGACCAGCGTGTGCATCGGGACGATCTCGGGCCAGTTTCTCGAGACGATGTCCGGCACCAGTTCTTGGGCTTCTACGGCGTGCCGGTCAACATTCACCATTTCTCCTTCTTGCGGTCCTGGCAGAACACCGGGGCTTGAACCGTGATGTTGTGCTCAGGGGTCACAATAGCGAGAGCCTGTTGGGGGACTTCGTATCCGAAGTTGTTCAGCCAGGCGTACTCGTCTAGGCCCTTGGTGGAGCCGTTGATGACCAGGTAGGGGGTGGAGATGTATTGGTGCCAATGCCCCATCCACAGGGTCTCGAATGGCTGGCCGACTTCCATCGCACGCTGGGCTTTTCTGGCTCGCATCCGCATGATCGGGGGCCAGATGCCGCCGATCCCGCCGCCGCCGGACACCTGGTCGCCGTGGGTCAGGAGATGCCCGTGGCCGTAGATCGAGACGAGGGTGTCGGCGTTCTCGGACACCTGGAAGGTGAACCGTTTGTCGCCCTGGTAGTGGCGTTCCACCATCTTGCCCAGGAGCCAGTCGTAGTTCGTTTTGGCGCGCTGTTTCATGCGGGGCTTACGGGACTGGCGTCCGTGGTTGCCGACCACCACCGGGACGTGAACCTTGCCGAACTCGTCGGCGAAGCACCCAAGGGCTGCGGCCACCTGTTCGGACCAATGGAGCAGGCTGTCCAAGATGACGGCCTCGTTGGTGTCTTTCAGTTCTTCGTGGATGTCGCCGGAGAAGATGTCGCCGCCGAGCATGACGACGACCCCGTCGAAGGTGACTCCGGCCAGGTAGTGGCGGGCCATCTTGACGGCATTGTCGACCCAGAGGCGCAGGCGCTGTTCGGCGATCACCCGGCTGTAGGCGTTCAGGCCGCCAACCTCGACCGGGTCCACGACTTCGTCGAAGTGTGTGTCGGACAGCAGAAGCACCAGGGTGGCGTGCTTCTTGCGGCCGGACGGTGGGGCGACCATCCATTTGGGTGGGGCGATCTGGGCGGTGTCGGCGGTGGTGACAATTTCCAGGGCTTTCTCCAGCTCCTGGTTTCGGGCGATGACCTGGGCGTTGATCTGGTCGGCCTGGTTCCGTTGGCGCCGGGCCTGGATCAGCATGGCCCGGAGCTTGTCGGTGTCGTCCGTTTCGTTGGCCGCCTTGATGTCGTCTTCAAGACTCACAGACACACTCCTTGCGCCGGTGGCGGGTGACGACCGAGTCGGTGATCTGGTAGCCCCGGCCCTTGAGTGCTCGAGCAATGGCAGTCGCCTTGACCATTGGATCGGCGATGGCCTGCTTCAAGGCTTCGGTGTCTTCGGCTGGCAGAGCCTCGTACAGTTTGTTAATGCCACAGACGGTGCCGGGGCGACCGTTGTTGAGCGCCATTATTTCGTCTAGCAACCCCTTCTGCACTTTCCCCTCCTGGTGTTTGGTCACGCCGAAAGGCTACCCACAGGGTGGGGATAAGTCACGTCATTTGAATGGGGGGCCGGACACCCACGCCACGAGGCTGTAGCGGGTGCCTTTGGTGACAGGGGTGACTCGATGCAGCGACCACGACGGGAACAGGGTCATGATGCCTCGGACTCGTTCTGCTCGCTGCTCTTCTTCGCCGAACTTCAGTTCAAGGTCGCCGCCCTCGTAGTCGTCGGGATCGGACAACAGCAACGAAATGGACAGTTTGCGTACGCCCATGCCATGCCCGCGGTCGCAATGCCAGGTGTAATGCTGGCCTGGTGCCGTGTATTTCGTGAACTGGAAACCTTGGAAGAAGCCGTCAAGGTCGAAGCGGTAGAACTGTTCGTTGATGTTCCGCACGACTGCTTCCATGCGCTCGAACACCCAGCCCGTCACTTCGTTAGGGAACAGCCAGGAAACATAGGAGTCGCGCACGGCTTTGTTGTTGCCGCCACCCGTGACACCCTTGCTCATCTCGATCTGCTCACCGATACGGATGATCGCGTCCAGTTCAGCGGGCGTGAAGGCGTCCTTGAACCAGCACCATTCGTGCGGGAAGTCCTGCTTGAAATGCCAGCCCCCGCCAGGGGCGTCGGCCTTCCCGATCTTGGGCAGCTCAATGGACAGGTCTGGTTTGATGATCTCGCTCATTGTTTCCCCTATCAGGCAAGAGGGCCGTCGAATGCGACCGGGACGAAATGGAAGAACACGAGGTCGGCTTTGCCTTTCAGCCGTTCCGAACGATAATGCCACGAATGGGTACCGGAGTAGCACACGGCGTCGTTGGGGTTGAGCAGGGCGGTGTGCCAGTTCTCTTGGTCGATCCGAGCCTGGATTGCGTCGCCTTCTGGGTGGCCTTCGCCTGCTTCGTCGAGCGCGGCGCGCTGTTCGTCGGTCATGTGGTCGCCGATGTGGATCGGCCACGGCTCGGCCTGATCTTGGCGAATCAGGTAGTCAATCGTGTATCGGCATTGCGGGCGGTCAATGTGGAGTGGGCAGATGCCGTTGTCCTCGTACATAGACAGGAAACAATACGACGGCTTGACCGGCTCACCGAAAATGCTGCTGGCAAACTCGACGAGCTGGCGATGGATAGCGACGAAGAATGGGACATTGTGGGCGTAGGTGCGAACAAATTCGCCTTCGTCTACGCCGACCGGCATGAGCGGCACGCGCTCGTCAAGGAACGCTTGGATCGCCTTATGTGTATCGTCGGGGAACAAGCCCCGAATGATTGTTGGCCCGTCGTTGAGGGCGATGGTCACTCCGTCGGGAGTGCGTCCCAGGTCTGCGTTTCCTCGTTCCACAGATAGTCCCCTTCTGGCTTCGGTGTCGGTGCTTCCCACTCTACCCCGTTCCAAGTCCACGACGCGAAGGGCGAAGGTGGGCGATACCCATTACTTTCGTCCCAAAGCCAGCCCATACCAGGACGAGGCACGAGGTCGGTTACTTCCTCGCAGTCAGTCACGCCATCGTTGGCGAGTTGTTCGGCGGTGTGGTCAGCCCACAGAATGATGTTCACAACCACACCGTTATCACGAATGACACCAATACGTTCGCTCATAGTTTGTCCTTACTCGTACCAATAGACAATGACAACACCCGATCCACCGCTGTAGCCACCAGTCGGGTTGTAGTTGTAGAAACCTGCGCCACCGCCACCCCTATTCGCAGTAGCGTTACCAAAGGTTCCTGAACCGTCTACAGGCTGTTCAGGTACGCCAGGGCCAGGAATGTTGAGGGACGCACCACCGCCACCGTAGCCAATACCCCGCCAGGTGATTCCCTGACCACCCCGGTAACCGTCGTAACGCCTGTCGGAACCAGTACCATTGTCGGGGACTCCTCTCAAAGCACCGCCACCGCTACCTGTGGCGTTGTATGAGAATCGTCCTGGCGCGCCATAACCGCCACGCCCACCACGATTGTAGAAAGGTTGCCAAGGCGCGTTAGCCGCACCACCACCACCGCCACCAATAACAGGTGCGTCACCACCGTTCACATTGTTTGTAGTGGTGTTCGTAGCACCACCGCCACCGCCACCACCGCCAGCCGCGACAGTATTCACGGGAATAGCAGGGATTGGGCCAGGACCAGCAGGACCGAAATACGAAGTGCCACCGACTTGCCCATTGTAGTTCGCCCCAGGGTTAGGCGTATTTGGACCCCCGCCAGCACCACCACTCCCGATTGTGACTGGCATTGGGCCAGTAACGGTCACAACCCCACCGACAACCGCACCACCACCGCCGCCACCTGAAGGAGAACTGCCGATAGCAGGGTTGGTATGTCCACCGCCACCACCGCCACCAACGACGAGGGCAAATACCTGCGATACGTTGCTTGGCTTAGTCCATGTCCCAGGTGAAGTGAAAGTCTGTGAGTATTCGACTGCTGTGGGCGGTGCGGCCAGTCGCAAGAAGTCAATGTCGTCAATCATTCGACCCACCTCACGATTACTACGCCGGAACCGCCAGCACCTGTGTAGAGCCACCTTGGTGCGATTGGGCTTGGTGGCGCGATGCTGACCGGAACTGGACCCATTCCACCACCGCCACCGCCAGTATTAGCGTCAGCGTTCATTGAGAAACGTGCCGGGTAATACTGATAGGAGTCTATTCTGTCTCCTTGGCCTGCCCCTGCCGCCATTGAATACAAGAAACCACCTGCTGAACCACCACCTGCGTACTGGTAATACCCTGTACCGCCAAAGTATTGACCACCATCGGCCATGTAGCCGCCACCACCGCCAGGGTTCGGTCCTATGAAGCCAGCCCCACCTTGAAGCCCACCGTGACGTTGGCTTCCACCACTTCCAGAGGTTGTAGGTGAATAACTGGTGGGGAACGGGTTAGACGCATTGGCGGCGGCTAGACCACCGTAGCCAACGACCGTGCTAGCAGGAATGGCGGGAATCGGTCCAGGTCCAGCAGGACCGAAGTAGGTGCTTCCACCGTCCGGTCCATAGACGTTGATTCCAGGGCTGGGTGTTGGCACGAGAACAGCAGGCGCACCCGCCCCAATCGTTACGGGTACAGGGCCACTTACGGGAACCCATCGGGAAACGATACCGCCGCCACCACCACCACCACTTCCACCGGCAGAAGCATAAGCGATACCACCACCACCGCCACCGCCAACGACGAAGACGTGAACCTGATCTACTGTTCCAGGCCAAGTCCAAGTGCCAGGCGATGTGAATGTTTGCGAGTAGAACGTGCGTGGCGCACCACCGCCACCTTCGGCACGGCGACCAAGATCAGAAACAGCCTCACCCGAACGGGTACGGGAACCGTAACGTGCGCTCATCGAATCAGCCTCACGGAGTAATACGGTTCACATAACCGAAGATGTTTACGACTCCAGCGGCAGCGGCAAAGCCGGTAATGGTCGAAACCGCTGAACCAGTACCAGTCAGAATGAGGCCCGGAACGAGCAGAAAAAGTCCTGATTCTGCCTTCACGGTGTATTCGATCAGGTCAGTCGTAGAAGACCCGCCGTATTCAATTGTCACCTTACGATCTGTCGTATCGGTGTTGTGGGCGTACAGCCACACTTCGTCGATGATCGTGCTCGAGGTGCCTGTCTGGTGAATCGTCGTACTGATAGGGAACGCTGTCGCTACGAGGCCGATCCCTTTGCCGTTCGATGAGTTTGACAGTTTTACTTTGCTGAAAGTCGCCATGATTCTCCTAGAGGAATACGCCGATGCCAAGTACGAGCTGGTCGTCAGCAGGGTTAGTAAAGGCGTTTGCAGGGAGGCTGGCGTAAGCCAGGCCGGTCCAGGCAGTTGAGCCGTCGCCAATCTTGTATTTGAGGGTGTCGGTTTCGATGCCCATTTCGCCGTTGGCGAGCGTCGGGTTGGCCGAGGTCCAGTTGGCTGCGGTGTCTCGTCTGAATTGGATGATTGATGCCATTATGCGAAGCCTCCGTCGGCCATAATAAACGCTCGAGTGCCTATGGCGGCGCTACCACCATCGGAGTCTAGGCCACCAGAAATGGTGATTGTGGCGGGTACGAACTTGATGCCGTTGTATTGGAGTACCTGGTTGCTGCTGGCCCCGGTGGTGTCAATCTCAATGCCGTCGATGACAAGGCTGGCGCCGGTGATCGAGGTAGTGGCCGACAGGCTGTTGGCTGACAGGCTGTTGGTAACTGTCGCTGCAGCCAGGTAGGCGTTGCTGGTCGTGGTGATTTCGACGAACTGCGGGCTGTCGGTGATGCCGACGGCCTGGCCGATGGCGATGGTCGGGGTGGAGCCTTCGCCGGTCCCGCCCGTGACCGTCACGCCGGTTCCGGCGCTAACCGTCTGGACGTAGTCGCCAGTGGTCTTGGTGCCGAGGGCGACCGAATCGTTGCCGATGTTGGTGCTCGAGATGGTGCCGGACAGCTGACCTGCGGGGATGTTGGTTAGACCGGCGCCGGACCCATTGAACTGGCCTGCGGTGGTGCTGATGTTGCCAGGGATGCTGATCGTGTTGGGGGCGGTGGCAATGCTTCCAGCGTTGACGACGATTTCGCCGGTCAGGGCGTTGAGTCGCCCGACGTGGCCCATGCATTGGACGATGTCGGTGGCGCCGGTCGGTTTGGTGGGGGTGGTTCCTCCACCTGCCGCGACGTAGACGTGGTCGCCGAGCACCCAGCCGCTGCCGGTGTTCTGCCCGTTGAGGGGGCCGAGGATGACGACGTGGCCGTTGTCGTTGTGGGCGATGGCCCCGTCGGTGAGGCCGATGGCGGGCATCTTGGCGGCGAAGGAGGCGTCGGCGGGGGCGACTTCGGCGACTTGGGTGGAGCCGACGGTGCCGGTGATGTAGACGGGGGTGCCGTTCGGGATCGTGGAGCCGGAGGTGTTCTTGACGTGGATGTAGACCGGCCCGGCGATTTCGCCGTGGATGTGGTTGGCGTACAGGATGCCGTCGACGGTCAGGTCGGTGGTGAAGTGGCCGTCGCCGGTGACGTCCAGGCTGTAGGCCGGGGTGGTGTTGTTGATGCCAACCCGGTTGTTGGTGGCGTCGACGTAGAGGGTGCCAGAATCGACGTTGAGGCCCGCAAACGCGACGGATGACCCTGTGCCTACGTCCTGGCCGATAGCGACGCTGGGGGTTGATCCTTCGCCCGTGCCGCCGGTGACGGTGACGCCGGTGCCACCTGAGACGGATTGGACGTAATCGCCGGTCGTTTCGGTTCCGAGGGCGATGTTCGGGGTGGCCCACTTGATGCCTTCGGTGGTCAGGCTGTCGGCGACGAGGTACTGGCCGTCTGTACCGACTCCGAGGCGGGCTGGGGTGTCGTTGGCGGTTCCGACGATGATGTCGCCCTTGGCGTCGATGATCGCCTTGTTGATGGAGTTCGGGTCGGTTTCGGCCGACCATCGGACGCCCTCGGTGGTGGCTGAATCGGCGACGAGCACCTGGTTGTTGGAGCCGACTGGGAGCCGGACGAGGGTGTCGGGGCCGGTGGCGACGAGCAGATCGCCCTTGGTGGTGACGATGTCGTTGGTGGGGTCGGTAGCCCATTTGACGCCGAGGGGGGCGGTGGAGTCGGCGATGAGTACCTGGCCGTCGGTGCCGACTGCGAGCTTGGCGGGGGTGTCGGCGGCCGAGGCAACAACCAGGTCGCCTTTGGCGTCAAGAATGGTCTTGTTGATTGCGTTCGGGTCGGTTTCCTCGAACGGCGCCTGGGATACGGAAGGCTGCGCTAAGGACGGGGGGATCGTCATGCCATGCCTCCTTTAGTACCTAATGATGTGGTCTGTAACTGTAGGCAGGGTGAAATTGGCGCCGGAGCCACCGTAAGTGTACCCAATGACTTTGAACAGGGCGTTGTACCTGGAGACGGTCACGCTGGCCCCGTTGCATCGCAGCCAGCCGTCGGGGACAGGGATGGTGGTGGTGTGCCATTGGACGATCCGGCCGACTGGATCGGCGAGACGCAGGTACAGCTCAAGTTCGTTGTCTCGGGAGTCGAGCGTTTCTTTGGTTGTGGAGGTGAACTCGGCAATGTCGGTATTGCGGAACGTAAATGCGAAGCGTGTCATCAGTCCTCACAGACGCAGATGACTCGCCGGATTCGGACACCCTTGTGGGTGATGTTGGGCTTGAACCCATAAGCACGGCCAGCGTTATTGGCTCGGAATCGATGAATGATGGTAGAAGCAGTCGATTCGCTTGGGGCGGTAATCGTGCTCGAGGTCATGGTTTGGGCCACGGTGCTATTGATGTCAACGGCTCCGGTGGGGATAATGTTGACGGCGACCGAGCCGCCGGTTGTGGTGGCGACGTATTCCACCTCGACAATGACTTCCCGAACAACCATCGGCTTGTTGTGCCAGTATTCAGCCAACAATACGGACCCTGTCGCATTGGTAACTGGGTCTTTGGCGGTATGCACGGTGGCATAAACCTTGATGTCCGTATTGTTTGTTCGGATCAGATAGGCCACTACGTCGGTGATGTCACGTTCGTATGGTTTGATCGCTGGTTCGGCAAAATACATGTTGCCGGGCAAATTTGCGAGCGTGACCGCTGCCGTGCCGACTGATCCGCTAGTGCTGGTTGATCCCCCGACGGCTATGTCATTGGCCTGCCAGTTGGAAAACACGGATCTGGCCCATCGTGCCGAAGTGTCCATGATGTAGGCGTAGCCAGTTTCCGATGCAATTGCGACTAGGCCAGGGTTAATAAGGGCGATGTTGAGCGGCGGTTCAGCTTCCAGGTCGAGAGTTGCGATGAGACTTTTGTTGGTCCCGAGACCGGCGAACACCTTGCCATTCATCGAATCTAGGTAATCGTTCAGGTAGATAAAGTCCCGGCCGTAAGTAACGGGGTTTGTCATGCCTTGTGACATTTCGGCAAACGTGAAGATTTCTTGGATGTTGACCGATTCGCCAAACACTCCAGTCACGCTGTAAATGCCAGCCGTGGTGGTGACGACAAGGTCATTTGTTCGAGGGGCAATGTTTGTAATTTGCCCAGGGAATTCGTAATAGTCGGTCGCGCCCCATGTGGTCATTGTGGGGTCGGAATACAGAAGTCGGTTTCGGATTGTGCCGGTAAGGCCAATGCCGAGCAAACGGTACTTGTATTTGTAGAGGCTTGTTTTGACGTTAGTTGTAGCTGTCACCAAACTTTGAGCCAGGGCAATTGGGCTTTTATAGGTAAATTCAACAAGCCGAATGTTCCCGGTTGCGTCAACGTAATAGAAACGTGCCTTGTCTGTGCTTTGGTCGGGAGCGATGAAACCCTGCGGATTTCCTGCGAGGGTGATTGCGACAAACGAAAAGGTGTTTGTAGAGATTTGAAAGAGGTTGCATTTTGATGTGCGCGTTGCTGTGAATGCGTTGTAATAGGTATGAAAAATGACGACGTAGTCAGGAACGGTGAAAACGCCATCAATTGTGAACGTGTCACCTGGGTTAGGAACTGGGCCGCTAAGTGTTTCCAACAACGGCGAACTGGTGGCGATCAGGTTGCCTCGAGGGTCGAGCATTGTGTTGGTGCCGGTCCAGGTGTTCGACGGCTGGGCGGTGTCACGGTTGCCCATGTAATGCCCGCCGGTGAAGTCGTCATAGGTGATCGCAAACGATCCCATGTCACTCCCAGGAGGCGTAGTCGGAGAGGCGATCGAACTTGATGCGCTTCTTGATGCTGGCCCGGTTGTCGTCGTTCAGGGTGCGAAGCCAGTTGCCGTACTCCTGCAAGTAGAGGCTGGCTCGAGATTCGTCCTGGCGTCGGGCAGCGCACAGGTACGCGCCGTAGGCGACGACGACGTAGTGGTAGGCGACCGGCATCAGGGGTGACGCGCCGTCGCTGGAGAGGGCTGGCTCGGAACGGAAGTAGTAGAACGTGCCGGGCGTGGTGGTCGTGGGGATCGGGTTGATCTTCACGTAGTTGCCGTAGATCACCCATCCGAAACTGGCGTCGGCGCCGTTCGGATCGATGTAGTCCTCGAACGGGATTTGTTCGACCGGCGACGAGTTGATGACGAGCTGGTTGGCACGCATGAAGTCGGACGGCAACTGGGCTTGGCCGTAGGTGCTGTCGAAATTCAGCGAGGCGGTCGATGCCAGCCACCACCAGTCTTTCTCGGCGCTAACTCGAGCGAGGGCGTCGTTGATGGCGGTGTTGACGAACGAGTCGGTGATAAGGCCGTCGCCGGTTGATGGGATGGCGAGCCGGTCTTTGATGGCGCTGCGGAGTTCGGAACGGTTCATCAGATCACCTGCACGCTGTATGCCTGCGCCTGGCTGGAGATGAGTTTGACGAGCGGGGCGGTGCCGTCACCAGGGAGGCTGATCGTCTGGCCGATGCCCAGGTGGTAGGTGTCGTCTCCGGCAACGGTCGGATCGGTGACACCCTTGGTTGGGTCGCCGAACGTGAAGTAGATCGACGCGCCCGAGGTGGTGCGGTTCGTGAGCAGGATGAACGAGGCCGGGTTGTTGAACGTGATGCTGTCCACCGTCGTCGGGGTCAGGGTGGTGTGTTTAGCGACATTGACGGTGTAGGAGGCCATTACTTGCCTTTCGCGTTGAACGAGTATTGGCGACGGTTCCCGCCGTCCAAGTGGCCGAGGTCTTTGATGAGCGCCCAATGGAGCTTGTCGGCCAGCTCGAGACGCTTCTCTTTTTCGGCGGTTTCGTGGGCGTCACGGACTGCCTTGTTCTTCTTCATCAGGTCTTCGTGCAGGGCTTTGCCCTTCTGCCAGTCACCTTCGATCAGTTTGGTGATGAGGGTGTGGTCGCAGCGGTGGTGGGAGCAGGCGACATAGGGGTTGCCCATGACGTCGACCATCCACACCTCAAAACGTCCTGCGAGCGGGTTGAACATGAGAGACGCCGTCGGGTCGCCCCGCCAGCCGGACTCGTCACCTTTCTGGATTCGAGTGGCGATGTCGTAGACGTCGAACGACACTTCGGCCATGTTCGATCCACCGTCGACGTTTCCCATCAGGTCTGCTGCGCGCATCATGCCCCCATCATAGACATTGGGGCCGGTCACCCGAAGGCAACCGACCCCAACTGCCGTGTGTTTTGGTTGTCAGGCGCCGGTGGCGTGGAAGCGAACAACGACAGCCGACACGTCGGTCGTCGAAGGCACTTCGGCCAAAGGCGCGCCGTCTGTGGTCGTATCGACCCAGAACAACTTGACCTTAGGGGCTGATGTCGAGCCATCCCAAGCCGGGACGTGACCGTCGGTGGTTTCCACCGACAGCCAGTCCAAGCGGGTCAGTCCGAGCTGTGCGAGCGTGACAGCCTCGCCGCCCGTCGCATACGACGAGTCGAACGTGATCGTGCCACGCACCTCACGGCGCGTACCGGGGACTTCCGACGCCCAAGTGATTGAGCTAGACGCCGCCATGTCAGATCGTCACCTCGGTGAGATCCTTGATGACGAAGTGGGCGTTGCGCTGCTTGCAGGCGAGTTCGCCGTACATGTAGAGCGTGGCCTCGTAGGCGTCGAGGTCGGGCTTACGGTTCATCACCGCTCCGTCCAAGTCCATGAACTGGAACCCGTCGCCCACCTGGTGGAACACCAACACTTCAGGGTTGATGCCGTACAGGCGGTTGTTCGGGCAGTCGAAGTCGGCGTAGAGGGCCGTCGGCGACTCGTCACCCTTGCCGGAAACCGACGGGCTGTAGAACTGGATACCTGCGTATCCACCCTTGAGCTGCGTCTGCTCCATGTTGCGCTTGAGCGAGAGGAGGAGGTTGCTGATCGCCAGGTTCACACCTTCGGCCGACACCAACAGGCTGGGCTTCTTGCCCGAGTTGGTGAGGGTCTTCATGATGGAGCCGGTGATGAGCGTCTCGGTCACCGAGCGGTTGGTTCCACCGTTCGAGTTGACGTACGCCTTCCACTTGGGCTGGGTCGACGGGTTGATCGTGTGGAGCACGGCCGAGTCGTCAACGATGGTCTGGAGGCCGGTCAGTTCGACCTGGCCGTCGCCGGGCTGACCCGAGTTGTTGCTGGCTCCACCGGCGCCCGAGCGGAACACGAAGTGGCTCGAGGTGGTGGACACAGCAGCGCCCGAGATGGCGATGGTCTTGTTCGTCTCGTCAACCGAGGTAACGGTACGGGCCGAGGCCACCGTGGTCGGAGCTGCGACGGTTCCGATGTCGACAACCATGCCGCCGTCGAAGAACAGCTGGCGAAGGGCGGTCGAGCCGGTGGTGGAGGCCAAGACGACGGTCGTGGAGGACGACGTGGTTCCGCACTGCGCGATGACACCGTTCGAGGTGCCCCACAGCTGGCGGTTGACGTCCTTCATGGCGTCCTTCTTGATGCCTTCCATTTCGGCGTCGAGCGCGTCGATGAAGGCTCCGCGATCCGAAACAGCCTGACGGATGGTCGGGCCGCTCAGCTGGATGCGTCCGTAGACGTACCGAACCGGGACCGGGACCGTGGCGTAGGACTGGTTTCCTGCGGTCGGGAGAGTGCCATTCTCAGCGCGAGCACCGACACCGGACGAACGTCCGAGGTGGACAGCGTGGCGGGCGATTCGGCCCTGAACGGTGTCCTTGCGAGTCTCGACCTGGGAGAGGATGAAGTTGGCTTCGTTGAGGTTGTCCAGAAAGTCTTTGTAATCGTCCTTCAGGATGGCATCAACGGTGGAAAGTGATGCTGCCATTGTTGGCTCCTTTTGAATGAGGGTTTGGTGTTGTTTCCGCTACCGCTGCTAGTCGGAATCCACCGAGTTCGCATCGCCACATCCGTAGCTTTCTGGTCGCAATGGGTCGTGGCTATCCAGCCACTATGTTGCGTGGCTATCCGGCCACACGCATCACTATACACAACATGTTGTGCGAGGTGTGTTCCCCTGCGCGCGTAGGGGGAGACACGCGCAGGGGAACGATCTACAGTCCGTTGGCTTCGAGGCGAGCCATTGCACGCTCACGCGGAGACATGCCGGACACGGGGTTGTTGATAGCGGCCACGCCATTGGACACGGGAGGCATGTTGCCCATCGTGCTGGCGGCGGCGGCGCGCTGGGTGGCGATGGCCTGAGCCTGAGCGAGCACCTGTTCTTCGACCTCGCGGATCGCGGCGGTCAGATCAAGGTCGGGACGCTTGGATGCGGCGACGATGGCGGCGGTGGCGAGAGGCGAGTCCGGCTGGTATCCGTGCTGGACGAGGGTCTGCTCGATCTGGGCCTCGTAGCCCTTCTGCACCTGAGCCATCTGGAACTGCTGGATGCGCTGTTCCACCATCTGCTCCACCTGCTGGGGGGTGAGTCCCTGGGCGGCGCCGTCGACGTGGGCTTGCTGGGCAATGGCGGCTTCCTGGGCGGGTGAGACGTAGGTGTCGAACTTGTCTCCGGCCAGGGTGCGGGCGTTGTCGATCATCCACCGTGTGGCGGTTTCGGTGTCGCCTGATGCGTAGGCGCGCACGAAGTCCTGAATGGCTCGGGCGTCGTCGGGGTGCAGGTTCTGGAATGCCTGGGCGACAGGCTTGTACCGTTCGCGTTCACGCTGGCGGTCCTGAACTTCGGCTTCCCATCGAGCCTTGTAGTCAACGTCGGCAGGTTCGGCAGGTGCCTCACCAGCGGGAACGGCATCCACCGCACCCTGGGGGGCTAGGTCACTCATTCTTGCTCCTTATTGGACAGGCGGTCCCGCCTGGGGTTGAGGAACCATCGAACCGGGAGGCTCGTTGGCTTGCGGGAGTGCTTGTGCTCCCGGCATCTGTTGCATGGCTGCGAGCTGCTTCTGCGCTTCTTCCATTGCGAGGGTTTCGTGCGCCTGGATGTGGACGTCGATGGCCTGCCGAATCTCGTTCGATGCCAGCTCGTAGGACGGCGACTTGCGCTCCTTGTTGTGCTGGGCGATGTGCTTGGCATGGTCGTCGAACATGGCGGGCATGACGGCAACAGCCTGCATGAGAAGGCCGTTCTCCCATTCGGCCTTGGCGATGTCCGGGTCGGTGGTTGCCAGGTAGCCCTTCGGGTCGGGAAGGTCAAGCATGCGGGCGATGGCGATGGGGTCCAAGTTGGCGAACGCCTGCGGGAAACGATCCGCGAGGCTGGTGAGCACCGACTGGGTGGCGATCTTGGATCGGGGCGCGGTGGCGTCCAACGGCACCTTGACGACGGGGTTGTCGTCGATGTCTTCGGCCGACCACGAGAACTGGATCGTCGTACCCTGCGGGGTGGTGAGCGTCTGTGTGCGAACCATGCCGGACTGCTCGGCGTAGGTGCGGTACAACTGCAACGTCATCTTGCCGATCTTGGCCCAGACCTGCGACTGGTTGCGGGCCATCGGGCCGAGCGGCGTGTCGTCCTTTTCGGCGAGCACCGACAGAGCCAAACCGGAGTTACGGTCGCCAGGAGCCTGGCCTCGAGATACGGCGTGGGTGAAGAAGATGTCGTCCATCTCCATCTCCAGCTGGGCGGCTTCGTTGCTGATCCAACGCGGCACGTCCGGCGCCGACTGCCAATGAGGCTCGCCGATTTCGGAGTTATACTCAAGGATGTCGGCCGGGTCGGTGGTGACTGTGTCGGAGTCTTCGATCGACCCGACCGGCACCATCAAGCGTGCGTTGGCCGCCTTTCGCATGTGCTCGAGAATGGTGGAGCGCGCCCGGTTGTAGGCGTACTGGATGTCTCGAGCGGGCGACAGCAAGGTGTGTCCGACCCAGGTGCGCGGGATGCGACGCTGGCGCGGGAGCACAATGTTCAGATGCGGGAACGGGAACGGCCAGCCTCGGCCGTCACCGTAGGCGTACACCTGCTTGCCGTTGACGACATGCACGACACAACCGGGGGTGGTTTCGGTGGGGCGCTCGTAGTAGCAGTAGACCAGCGTCAATCGGGGTGGCTGGCCTTGCGGGCGACGCGACAGGAGGGTGCGGTGGCGCGACGAGAGGGCGGCCTCGGCGTCGGGGTTCGGCATCCAGTCCAGCTTGTAGCGTTCCTTTACCTGCTCCGGCGGGAGTGCGATGCACCTGATCCAATACCGGGCGGCGTTCTCGTCGGCTGATCCTGGCTCGAGGGTGAACTCGGAAACGGACAGCGGGGTAAGGCGCACGCCACCGGCCGGGATCGGCACAGCGGTGACGGGGTCGACGGCGACAACTTCGCCCATGTCGGGGTCCCAGTCGACGCTGATTGCGCTTACGCCGCCGAACAGGGTTTGGAGTAGGGCTTCCTCCCGAATCTCGTCCCACGACTGTTCATGCGCTTCGGACAGCAGTAACTGTTCCTGCAAACGCTGGCGGCGAAGGTTGGAGTCATCGATGCCGGTCGGCTCGACTTCCCAGACGAGTGGCGAGCGGGTGAGGCGGGCGACGAGGTTGGTGACTCGGGGGCCGAACTTGTCGACGGTGATGCGCGTGAACTTCTCTGCATCGTTGGCGTAGTCAAGTTCCTGCACGATGTTGCGGGTGTGATCCCACCAAATCCATTGGAGGCCAGCGTAGTAACTGGCGTTCATCCAGTAGTCGCGTCGTTCTTTCAGGAGGTAGGTGTCAGCCTTGTTCCATAGTTCGATGACTTCTGCTGGTTTCGGCGGTTCCCACTCTTTCACGGTCCTACTGCCTCACTCGGGTTGGCCCACGCTGAGTGGGGCTTGTCGTCCTGATTCTTCTTGCGTGGCTTGGCAGCCCGTTCGGCGGCGATGACCGCGTCGGGGTTGCGTGCGACCACAAGGTTAGTCAGTCGACGGTTCTCTTGGAGGAGAACTAGCGAAACTGCGGTCAATGCGACGATGGCGATGATTGCGATAATCACAAGTCACCAAGGAAGTCGGTGTTGATTTCGGGCTTTGGTTGTTCCCGACGAGGGCGACCCGGACGCCGAAGGGGGGAAGCGTCCTTCTGCTCAGTTGTAGGAGACTCGGTGCGGCCCTCGTCGGGAACTTCTGCGGAGCCTGCCTTCTCCGCAACACGAGATGCTACACCAGCGATGGCACCGGCGATCTGCTCTAGTTGGGCTTCGGCCGTTTCGGCTCGCTCGGCCAGTTCGTTAGCGACACGGTTCGCCTGTGCAAGTTCTCCCATACGATTGAACTCGAGCGCCCGTGTGCTTGCGACCATGCGGCCCATTTCAATAGCGCAGTCAGGGCAGACGTAAAGGCGGGTGATTGCTGAGGGGTTGGCGTCGTCTGGACTGTTGACACCATCAAGATCGATTTCGCAGTCGATGACGGGGGTAGCGACCCCTCGGCAGAACCAGCAGCATCCGGGCAGGTAGTTGTAGTGATCGACGAGTCGCATCTCACCACCGGCGCTTCTTGGCAGTCTTGTCGAGCTTCTCCATGAATTTCTGGACTCTCCCTTCAGCATCCGCACGCGATGTTTTATGGCGGCGGGTTATTTCAATGTATGGGCGGCACGATAGCAGGTATCTGAGTGCGTCAGCTGCGTGGTCTTCATCATCGGTGTCGATGTCTTCGACCTGGGTTTTGTCGTGGCGCATGGCCGGTAGCGTGCGGAGTAGGTGCTCGCAGTTAGCGAAAATTTTCAATTTTGGCTCTCCGGTTACCTCACTCGGTTGGAGGTAGCGTCGGACGTTCTGCCAGCCTGGGACTCGAGCGTTCTTGGCTTTGACGACCGGCACCCCGAGGCTGTTGTAGACGGCGCCGACGGTGGTGCCGAGACCGGACACGTTGCTGAACGTGGATGGGTCGATGGCCGAGGTGACGATGTGCTCCGGTTTGCCGTCGATCTTGGATAGCTCCTTGACTCGGCCTGCCTGCTGGGCGGCGGTGAGTCCTTTGCTGTAGTCCTCCCGGTAGACGTAGCAGGTGCCGTCGGCGGGGTCCCATGCGCCCCATAGGCAGCAGTAGGGGTTAGCGGTTCCGAAGTCAATGCCCCGGTATCGAGGCCAGTCGGCGGGGATGGTGAACGGGGTGACGACGTGGATGTCGCGCCGGAACTCGCTGAAATACTGGCCGGTGAACGTGTCCCAGTCGCCGAGCAGTTTCTGCTTACGTTCGGTTTCCGGCAGCATCGACAGGTGCTTGCGGTAGGTGGGGTCGATGTGCGGGTTGTCGTCAACGGTGCTGGGGACGAAGGCGACGACGAGGTGGTCGTTCGGGTCGTGGGGGATGTCGACTTTGGCGAGTTCGTTGTTGTCGTCGGGTAGTTCGACCCGTCGCACCACGTCGGGGTTCTCGAAGCCTTCTCGCACGTCGTAGACGACGGCGTACCGGCCGTTGGCCGTGGGCTGGACCAGCATCTTGTAGAGGAACGTATGGCCCTTATCGCCGGGGTTGGTGGCGAACATGACGTGGGTTCGCACTCCGAGGGACGCCATGCGGCGGCTGGTACGGAGTCGACCGGAGATCATCAGCATCTGGTAGGGGGTGAACTGGGTGGCCTCATCGAATCCGATGAAGTCGTATTCAGCCGACATGAACTGGCCGACGTCCTCGTCTCGAGAGCAATACCCGTATTCGATGATCGACCCGTTGTCATACCACCAGGCTTTCACGTTGTCGATAGATCGCAACTGAGCGGATACGTCTAGTTGGGCGTACCGGACTTGGGAGCGGATGATGAGGGACCGGCGCAGCTCGGGTAGGGCGGTTCGGATCAGCAGGGTACGGTGACCTGGGTATTTGGCTGATAGTTCGTGGGCGTGATAGGCCAGCAGTTCGGACTTGCCACCACCCGCGGCCCCACCGTAAAGCAGCCAATCGGTTTTGCCGACGAGAATATGGGCGCGTTCCTGCCGAATGTTGCCGGTCAGGCGCCAGGATTGGAGGTCTGCCTCAAGTAGACGTAGGTATTCGTCCTGTTCGGCGGCAGATAGCTGGACAAACTCGTCGTCTGACAGCAAATTCACCCTGATCCGTCTCCAATCGCCCGCAATCCGGCTTCGACACGGCGTTTAGCCTCCAATTTGAGTTCTTCGAGGCGGGATAGACGGTCTTCGGGGGTGCCGACACGCTGTTCGTTGATGGTGGTGGCCTGTCCCATCTCCAATCGGAGGATGTCGTACCAGATTTTGGACACTTTGGTGGCTTCTTCAGCCGATTTGATTTCCCATTCGCCCGAAACGAGACGCAATCCAAGGTCAACGATGATCGACTGGGCCAACTTAGGGAGGATTTCGCGGGAGGCGACCCCTCGGGCGAGTAGTTCTTCACCCATTGCCTTCAACTGGTCGGCCCGTTTGCGTTGTTCTTCCTTCTCAAGCTGCCGTTTGACGCGGGATTCTTCGATGTCGGCGGCCCGTTTGGCCCGCTCGATCTCTTTCTTCTCGCCTTTCGACATGACGGGGAGGTCGTCGATGGCGTCAACCACCAGTTTCGGGGGTCGGGGCGCGGTGGGTTTGCGTCCGGTGATGCCGTCGGTGATGTCGTCGGCGTCTTTCCACACCTTACGGGCTGTCATTACAGCTCGATAGCTCCGGTCAGGATGTCGTGCAGGGTGCCCCAAATCTGCATGCAGAGACTCGCCACGGTTTGGCAGGCAATCATTTCGTTCGCTGTCAAAGTTCCGGCGTCGTGAGCACGACGGGCAATGTCCTCAAGGTGGGCGATTCCGACAAAAGCGGCCTTGCAGAACTCGGGTGTCGGATCGTGGCCGTCAATCTCGAGTGCTGCACGAACCTGGGCAACCAAAACATCATTCCCAAGTTTGGCGACCGTCGACATCATTTCTTCAATACGGTTCATATTTCCCCTTTCGCGACTCAACCTACCACACGCCTGTGGTATCGTCTCCGACATGTAGTGATCTTCAGCTAGTGAACTGAAGACATCCCTCCCGCTGGGAAGCGGTACTCAGGGTGGCGCAGCCCGCAGTAAGCCTGTTCAGCCAGGAGCGAAGGGACCGTAACCTGAAAGGGTTTCATAACCTCGTCGCCCAAATCACCCCACAGTCGCATGGATCGTGCTTAGGCGTAAGTCGAGGGTGCAGCTGAAATAAAACGAAACGAGTGGACATCGTCAAGGTCCGGCAGTTGGTTCGGCGTAGGGCTACCAACGGGAGAACATAAGCCAGCTGTGACTTGAAAAGCACAGCAGGCGCACAGCAGACAGGTCGCCAGGGCGACCCGGATGCCCTGAGGGCAACCGAGCGAAGCGAGGGCGCCAGCCCAACGAGCGCAGCGAGGCGGGAGTTCCCTTGACCTTCCGACCCTCGGAGAGCGGAAACCGCACTCGAGCTGCCCACACCGACAATACGGGGGGTCAAAAAATACGGGAGAATGTAATGAGATAGGGGGGGTGGGGACCCCCCACGGGGGCGCACGGGGTAGGGGGGGTTCGGGTCGATCCCGTCCGGACCGGGTGGGGATCGTCGTCGAGTCGAGCCGGTCGTCGAGTCCGTCCGGGTGGGGGATCTCGGTCCCGGTCGGTGGGGATCTCCGGTCGTCGAGTCGAGTCGAGCGGCGCTCGATCGCCGGGACAGTCCGTCGACGTCGAGCCGCCGATCGTCGAGCCGGACGTCGAGTCCCTCGATC